AATGCGTTGATAGTTGAATTCGCCTTTGTTTGGATCAAAAACTTTTCCGTCAATCTTGACCATCTTTTTGAATTGTGAAAGTGCGGTCAAAACTAAACTTTTCCCGCTCCCCCCGTTCGGGTGATCGTTTATTTCTTGATCGTTGAATATTATTGCTTTTTGATCTGTTTTGTCTTTGTGTGATGACATCAAATATCCAAGAACCGTTTCCATTGTATTGATTCTTTTCGGATCGTCCGCACAAACCCGCTGAACAAATGATTTGAAATCATTGTCAACCGTTTCGGATTCCATAAAATTACGCTTGATTATTTGATCGTCCCAAATATAACCATCGCAATCAATAAATTCAAGCAATTTTTTATTGTCTTTTTGAACCTCAACAACACCGTTTTGATAATAAAGAAAACATTTGTCCTTTGTGTCCTGGATCATTTCAAGATCGATCGAATCCAAGAACGACAAATATAAATCTTGGAAGTACTTTGTTGATGACGCAAGGAAATTCCATATTTTCAATTCCTCTTTGTCAAAAAGATAATTTAAAACGAAATCTTTAATTTTTTGCGCTGAAGACGTTTTCACGATATTCGAACTAATATGAACGAAAACGGGTGAATCAGCTTTTTCTGGATAGTACTTGTAGAAACCCGAAGTTTCTAAAAAGTGTTTGAATAATATGTTGTCGATCACAATCCTTTGACCCGTCTTCCCTTCAATGATTTGCCAAAAAACAATTTCCGTTGAATTTTCTTTGATGTGTTTGATTGTTTCATCGTCAACGGTTGGTGTCGCTTTTTTTATTTCTTCAGCTGATACGCCTTTTTTTACTTGCAATTCAATTTTTCGGAACGTGTCGCGGTCCTCGAAATACTTTGTCCCGTGTTCGTTTCGTTTCTTGTATGCTGAACGAACGGTTGTTGTGATTTCGTGATCTTTCATAGCACCGCGGACCACGTCGTGAATGATAATTGATTCCGCAATGTTTTGATTGATTCCGTAATTGTTTAACGCTGAAGCCAAAATAAATAAGTTGTTGTTTCTGTTTCCGTCAACAAGTCCATATTCACGATTCCACCAAACAAGAAGCCGATCGGAAATTTGCTTTGTGTCTTCCAGGATAATTTGTGGAGCGCGTTCGAAAAACGAATATCCTTGTTCAGAATGTTTTTTTGTCCATTCCTTTGAATCGTTATTGATGAATATTGTTGGATCATAAGATTCGTAACAAACGCGCGAAACATTTTTGCAAGACGTGTCAAAATATTCACAATCGAAATGTTTTTCCAATGCGGTGAAATAAAGTTTGTGTTCTTCTTTGTCGCATTTCGGAATCTTGACAATCATTTTCAACCCGTTCCCGCTTGGTGACGTGAATACCGCCATTGTAAATTCGGACGCTTCCAAAGTATCGCGCCACGTTTGAAAGATTTCATCGTTTGGGAAACCGTCGAAATCAAGACAAATCAAACCCGAATGTTCTTCAAGTGCGTCATCTTTTCTTTGGTTGAATTTGCCCGAAAACAAGAAACACGGTAATTTCTTTTTAAGATCGTTTCGTTTTTCTTTGTCGGTTTCGTTTCGGATTGATTCCAGAAGTTCTTTGGATGAACCGTTTTTGATTCTTGTGAAGACCCGTTCCACATCTAAGTGAAACGCCCCACACTTCGGATTGAATAAATCCTTGTAACAAGTTATAGTCATATTAATTTAAAGTTGCGGTTTTAAATATAATGTTTTTTTATTGATTCTTGACGCTTGCATTCTGTTTATGACGGGTTGTTGACGCTTAAACTTTTAAAGTATCACTTCAATCCGTCTACCCTTAACTGTCTATTATTTACTTGTTTATATTGTTATTTTCTATTTTGACGGCTAAAAAAAAGAAAAAGAATAAAAAAGAAAAAATAAAAACAATAGAAAGAAAGGTAATAAGGGATTATCCGTCAATGCGTCATTTTGTTAATTCTTTATTGATCTTTTCAAGGAATTCCATTGTTGGAGGAAAACACATATCAACATCGTTTTGAATCTTTTTATTGGAATGTGTCACGGTTGAATGATTAATCTTCATGAAATCACCGATCGCGTTGTTTGACAAACTTGTATGTTTTCGCGCATAATGACAAAACATTTGACGAACCCAAAGAACTTGACGGTCTTTCGACGTTCTTATGCTTTCGCGGTCGATTTTAGCGACTTTCGAAAAAGTTCCAAGTATTGCAACCAAACTGTTGTTTGAATGCTTTAAATCGCGTTCTTTCATCAACAAACCGTGTGCATCTTCAAAGTTCAAACCCCTTGTTGCTAATAAATGGATCAATCTCAAATCTGACTTAGTATAAATTCCGCTGATCACTTTGTTTCTTTTACTCATTTTTTTTATATAGAATTAAATTATTACAAACATTCTTTTCACCAAATCCAACGAATGATGGTATTTATATTTCCTATTAAACAACATTTTGATGTTTGTCTTTCCAGAATGTTTCGTGAAGATTTGCGAAGATTTTATTTGTCTTTGAAACCCACCTTTCACGATCACAACGCCGTCTTTGATATCAGCTGGAAAGATTGGATCGAAACGGATTGACATCACGTCAGCCGTTTCACCAATTACACCTTCAATCAATCCAATCATTTCTTGTTTGATTTCGCCTTCTTTTAAGTTTGCGACAAAAACAACATCGCCTGGAAGCGGTTTTTGGTTTTTTATGTTAGAATGTATCATTTGCAATTCCTTCGTTTGTGTTAACTTTTTCAATAAATTTCAACAATTTGTTTTTGAATTCGTTTATTTCGTTGCTCCAATCTTCGCGCGTCACCGTGATAATGTGAAGCGGTCGCGCCGTGAATCTTGGATCATAGGAAACAAAATACATCGTTTCAATCGTGTCCACTATTGTGAAATAATGCAAAAGTTGTTGTTTATATTCAGCGGGAACGCGGTTTGTGATAATGTATTCAATATGTTTTTTTGAATCTGGACATTTTACCTCAACACCCGCCAACGGAATTGGTATATTAACACCACCGACAAGTTTATTATCTACAATCAAACCGTCGGGCGACAAATGACAGTTCGGAAAGTTTTCGTTTGTTACCATTCCAAAATGTTCAACGTCAAGTTCCATTAAGTCGCGAAATTCAGCGATTGCGATTGGTTCAAGATCAATTCCCCTTTGCATCGCTTCCGAAACAAATGAATCTTGAATCATTCCCGTTCCACGTTCAGCGATCAATTCATACATTAAACTTGTATTTGTAGACGAAACAACTTTTTTCGCCCGTGTTCCTCCAATTGAACCTTGTCTGATTTGAAACCAATCTTCGGTTCTTTGCTCTAAGTTTTTATGCAATTTCATTTTTCATGTTGTTTTTGGCGGTTAATACTTGTTTGTTGTTTCTTTCGTCGTTGGTCAATTCTTTCCAAACTTTCTTCATTTCGTCAAGATCAAGACACGATTCGATTCTTGCGATTGCTTCCGTTGGATCGATTTCAACTTTTGGTTTATAAGCGCGAATTCGAAGTGCGTCCGTTGTTTCACCAAACGCGGTAACTTTTTCAGTTCCAAGAACAATTTGTTTTCCAACCCATTCTTCAACATACGGTGTTCCGTGAACCGTTTGGATCATTTTCGCGTTTGTCTTGTTCAGAATCATTCCCTTTGCGTCTTCCTCGAAATAACAAACCATGCAGGATTCATCGCGTCCCGACTGACCTTTGACCATTTCTTGTTTTGTTCCTTTAATTGTCAATGTCCAATCTTCACCGTTTTCCAAAGAATACGCTCCAAGATATTCGTAATTGTGCATCGTCTTCCAATGCGTCTTCGTGTTTTCCATTTTAAGTTGCGTTTAAAATTAGTAATAAAATAAAAGTAATTATAAATATGTTACTGAACAAATTTATATAATAGTTTTTTACATTTGAACTTCAGTTCCGTTCGATTTGCGGACAATTATTGTTGCATCGCATAGTTCACAAAACTTTTTAAATTCCGACAATTGAATTGTTTCATCGCGGACCGTCCTATGAAATGCGGTTGCGTGTTTTCGTAGTTGTTCCGCGATTGAATCAACCGTGTTCGGTTCAGCTATTTTGTTGAATTGTTTTTTCATGTTTTTTTGTTTAGGTCAATGAACTGTCAAGACTATTACTGTAAAGAATACACGAATTATTTTCGTGATCAATTACAACCGTGTCGATTGCCAGACAAACACGGTTTAAATCTTTGGTTTCTATTTTTACTATTCCTCTTTGCCACTTGTTAAAAGTCTTCAATATCTCAATTGCTTCTTTCAGTTCCATTTGTTTTTCTGTGATGTGTTTAGTTAATGTTTTTTTAAGTCTTCAATTATTTTTATATATTGTTCAATGATTTCATCTTTCGTTTTTGAAACTTCAATCCATCCTTGAATTGTTTTGTCCTGGTCATTGATGTGATCTTCCAAACCTTTGATTTTTATTTCTGCAAAATTATTCATGTTATAAAGTTTTTGTATGTAAAAAAACGGGAAAGACCGAATTAAAACTTCCCCTTGCAAAATCGTAAAATAAAACGGTTTTAAAAGAACGACTGTAAATTTGTTATAAATGTTGCATATTGTACCCGTCCCCAACCATTTCGTCAAGATCGTTTTTTGTAATCGATGACCATCTTTCACAAATCTTTGTGACATCGCGACCGTCAAGTTCGATCGTTTCGATTTCAAGTGTTGTCATCGGCGGCGTGAAATAGTCACCATCACAATGGTCCATGTTGACGTGTGCGGTCAATTCTTTGTCATCAATATAAATAATTATTTGAATATCCATTTTAATTGCGTTTAAATGTTACTAAAAATAAAATACATGATCATTGTCGCGAATAATAGTTTGGCGATTCTGTTTTCCGTTTCTTGTTCTTTTCTTGTCTTCATAGCGTTTTTTTTTAAAGATAGTCATAAATAAGATACTGAACAAATTTATACACCAATAAAATAAAACAAAAAAAAGCCACCCCATAAAGGATGGCTAGAAAAACGCAACTTTAACCCACTAAGAAAACAGACTAAATAAGTAAGTCGATCAATTGAACGACCATTTCTTTTGGGATGACCCCACAAATCAACAAGACCGCGATAATTATCAAAACCGCGATTTTATATTTCATTTTTATAATTCTTTTTTCTTTGACACCTTCAGCAACTTCGCCAACAATTTTGTTTGTTGTTTCTTTGCTGAAAATATTCTTTGTTAATTTTATCAATGCAAGTAATTTCATTTTATTATTTTATTTGGTAATGTGGACAATCCCGCCATGATGACCAATTTCCGCCCCATGAAATTTTGACACCTTCCAACGCTCCCGCTTCAAGAATAACCGACGCAACTTTGTAAAAAAGAAAATCTTGTTCGATTGATGGCATTTCGTAAAAGTTGATCCCTTTAATGTACGGAATCACGTCAATCGCTAAACCGCTTTGATGCTCCGACTTTTTTTCAAATCCGTCGCATTTTGAAACGCCATCCAAAAACAATTTGTTTTGTTGATCGGCGGTCCTAATTCCCCCCATCCAGGGAATTGTCATATCGATCCCGTCTTTTTTGCGTGACATTATTCCAATCGCACGAAACAACACCCGAATGATTCGAGGATCAACCCCGTCCATTCTTTTGATACTTGTTTGACCCCATTGAAATTTTTTCGACATATAGTAAATTTAATAAAATAAAACTAAATTATTTCTTTTTTCTTTTTTTATTGAAGAAACGCCAGAAAACAAAAATTGATGTTCCGATCGACAAGAATGAATTGACCATTGAAAAAAACTTGTCCGTTTGATCGATAAGTGTTGGCGATGAAGACTTGATTGACACGTTTACGGTTGGTAATGAATCGGAAACAAAAAGAAAAAAACATTGAACCCCTTCGAATTGAAAGAATAAACCAATCGACAAGGCAACCAAAGAAATGATTTCTTCTGAATATGATTGTATCATTTCAATAAAACTTTCCTTCATTTCTTGTGATCTTTCCCGCATATCAAATATAAATTATTTTTATTGGTTTATAAAATAACAAACACAAATTCACAATAAAAAGATATACTAAAAATTTACTTATTTACAAAATTTGCCAAGATAATTTTGAACAAAATCTTTATATTTTAATTCTAAACTTACAAAATGCGTTGTTGAATTATATTCAATTGTTTCCATTGTGTCAAATACCACTTCTTTTTGTACGTAGTTTTTTTTGTGATTGTTCAAATTATAATCCGTGAAAATTAATTTGTTTGCAAAATTATGATATTCAATTATTTCATCAGTGATGCAATCTGGAATTAACATTGTTTGACAAGAATAATTGTTGATCAATTCCGTTCGGTTTCTTTTTGAATTTCTGTTTGAATAAATGATATATTCATCCTCATATTCCGCTTGTCTATTTCCGAAGAATCCTTGAACCCTTAAACCGTCAACCCAATCCAAACCCGTGAAATCAAAATCAATGTGTTCCAAATATCGGTTCATTACTGATTGAATTCGAAATGTCCCGTTTGCGCGTTCTTGACTATATTGTTTTAGATCAAAACTGATACTAAATTCTGTTATTGGTCCACTTATGAAATTTGATTCAACCTTCAATCGATATGATCCTTCGCCTTCCAACAATAAAACTTTTTGCCATTGGATTTGAATTCCTTTGTAGTTTGGATAATTCGCAATCGTTCCGAAATCGTAATAAATTCCGTAATCGTTGTTGATGATTGGCAAATCTGTAGTCCCATTTTTTTGAAGTGTTAGTGTTATAGTTTCGCTTGAAAAGTTTCTTTTAAACAAGAACGAATTAATATCGTTTTGCCATTCGCTCGGATCAGTTAATGAAGCCAAAACGGGCGACTTATAACAACATTCGTCAAGTGCTGAAGTGACAATTGATGTCGGTTGTTGTGGTGTTGTTGGAACAAGACAAATCGATTGCGTGACAATTGGATTGTTTCCAAGCGTCCCCGTTGATCCGATTCCCGTGTTTATCCAACCCGCATTTCCTCCACTTAAAAACGCAAATGGTTTCGCGTCAATTGGCGGAGCGGGGAAACCTGGAAGAACGTCTTGATAAGTATATGAAAACACCCCCGTTGTTGCGTTGTATGTGTATAAATGTCTTATGTCATTAATTGGAACTGCAAGATTTGTTCGTTTTTGAACTCTTATAATAAATTCAAAATTTTGTGTTTTGTCAAAATCAACGAAAAACGCGCCCGAACCACTCGCACCCGAAGAACCCCCAGACGGTAAATTGTTAATTGGAACGGCGATTTGATCAAACCCGAATCCCATTCCTTCAATTCCATAAAGGTTTGTTGAATTTGCTTGAAGGAAACCGCCACGATTTTTTGTGTTTACGACATTATCAAATGAAGCGTTTAAATTTGAGAAAAACGGATTCCAGGAATCGGAAACACCAGAAAGACCGCAAACATCAATTGACGTTCCGTTGTCCGTACAGTCTGAAAATTCCCACGTGTTCAGCGGAACTTCATAGTTGTTTGTAGTTTCTGAAAAGTAATTAGCGGTTAATTTTTCGACACCTCCAACCTTTACAGAATGAATCTTGCAAAGATATTGATCACTATTGTTGATGACCGTTTCTTGAAAAATGTCTTTTATATAAAAATAAGCCTTCATAAAATTACTTTTTAACTTTTATTAAATTACATCAACAAGAAAAAGTCACCGCCCGTTGTATCAACCGAACCGCCCAAACCTTTGATTTCCGTTCGGTCAAGTGTTATCGACCCGAATGTTGAAGTTGCACGAACCGATACAGTCCCCGCGCTTTCACCCGCATTCGCTGAAATCGAACCCGTTGCAACTTGTCTATTTGTGTTGTGTTGCGTATATGCTTGATTTGTTCCCGTTGGAATTTGTTGACTTGTTATTGCATTCACGGAACAAGACGTGATCATGATCAGCGAATCTTGTTCAACCGTCAAACTTTGTGTGTTTGGTGTTGATTGTCCGCCCGTTCTTCCAGACGCTCCAATTCCCCCGCAATCCGTAAAACTTCGAATGTGCATTGAAATAGGATTCCATTGTGAACCGTTGAA